CTGCCTTTGCGTCAGCGTCAATCTGTGCAATCTCTTTCTCTTTCTCTGTTTGTGCAACCCCACGCAAACGATTGAGTGCCACTTGGAACTCTTCAAGGGATTTGATTTGCGCTGCCCTGCGTTGGTTCAAGGATTCAATCAGTTCCTTGTCACCTTGCATTATGAACTTGAGGTAGTCCTCTTCCTTCTTTTGGGCATCGGCTCTTACTTTGTCAATCTCCGCAAGGCGGGTCTTCTCCTCATTTCGTAGGGAGTTGATTTCGCTCTGTAACTTTTTCTGCCTGCGGATTGAATCGGCCTCCAAGTCCAGAACCCGTGCCTGCGCTTCTGCGATTGCTACAAGTTGCTCCTCTGTTACTTCAGAGATAGCCGCTTGGTCTTTTAATGCTTGCGCCTTCTGGCGTGCTGCCTTGAGTTCTTTTGCGAATACCTGCTCCTCTAATTTAGAAGCACGTTGAACTGCGGCAATCCGCTCCTCTGTGGACTTGGTCAAGTCATCGGCAATGAATCGTGCCTCAATGATTTGCTTGTTGGCTTTTGCACGAAGAACAAGCAACTCACGCTCTGCGTCCTCTACATCGTTTAGGATGTTACCAATTCTTGCTCCCTCGGCTGCTGCTGCTGCGGCATCCTTTCCGAACTTAACCAACGCCTCGCCTGCGGCTCCAATCTTTCCAGTTACGTTCTCAACGCCAAGACCGACCTTTCCAACCGCATCTACTGCAACCTTTCCCGCCTCTTTGAACTTACCGTCCAGCACCAAGCTGATGGCCTTACCAAGCGAAGGAATAAACTCAAGAAGCCCTTGTATGCGGTTCGTGAGGTTTGTCTTTAGTGCATTACCAAAATCCTCGAGTGCCTTCTTTGGATTCTCAAATACGGAAACAATCTTCTCTCCGAGGTGAATCACCACGTCCGTCAACTTGCCAATGACCGCACCCATCGCAGTCATTATTACGTTCAGCTTGTCACCACCTCGTTCGGTCTGGGTGAAGTAGGCAGCGAGCGAACCAACCACGGCAACCAGCGCACCAATACCCGTGGCAATGATTGCCCCCTTGAGGGTCTTCATTGAGCCGATAGCGGTCTGGACTCCCTTGTAGAGTCCCTTCATTGCACTCACCCCACCCTTGGTGAATTTATCAAGGGATTCGGTTCCTGCTTCTACCGTCTCGTTTAGGTTGTCGGTATTCTTGTTGGTATCCTTGAGTGCCTTGTTCAGCTCGTCAACGGCAAGGACGGCTTCGCCATTCTCTACTTTTAGTTTTATAACCTTTTCCGTTGCCATATACGTTTGATTTGAACCCGTGCTTGGGCGATGCTGCTGATGAGGTGATACTTCCCTTTGGCCATTTCCACCTCATCGGACAGGCCGAGGTTGGGTTGCTTGAGGGCTTCTACTATAAAACCGAGGTCAATCATATCTGTTGTACTTCCATTCTCACTTCCCATACGCTTGAGTTATTTGGATTTTTTAATGATTTGCACAACACCCCTACCGCTCGGTCATTGACGATTAGGAGTTCTATGCCAAAGTTATGATCGTGTGTGGTTGGTCGTATCTCGGTCACTACGTCTTCAGTTGAGTTTCTTTCAACCACGAAGTAATGCGAGTCAGCGTGAGTTCCACTCCCCGCCTCGTTCACCACCGCAGACAAAAGTATCATACGCTTGTCACCTTCCTTGAAGTCAAATGGACTGCGTGAGTAGTCCACCTTGAACACCCCTGCCTCTGCGCTTATGCCCTCTTCCGTCAGTTCGCAGTCCAACAGATACACGAGGTTTGGTTGTGTGCTGGTCGGTTGCTCTGGCTCAAGGGAAAGAAGGGCAGTAGAGCGGATTCCTTCAAGGTCATCACTCAACGCCAGTACCCGAGAGGTACGCCAGTAGCAGGAGTTGTTGGCTGCGTTCCATTTGTAGCCGTAATACTCGCAGCATCCCTGCGTGGTAAGACCCGCCACGATGCCGTTGTAGTTCATTGCGGTAGGCGTCTGGGTACAGATGACTCCGTTTGCGAAGGAGGCACGGAACAGTTCAATCGTTCCTGTCCGCTTCTCGGGATCGTATCCCGTCAGCTTGTTAATACGCCAGTATTCCTGCTCAAGGTAGATTTGGTTGTTGAGGTCAAGGTTGTACACCTCCGCTGGTTCAAGCACCACTTGTGCCGTCAACAAGACCGCATCCGATGCGTAAATTTCGGTGAGGTAGGTAGACCAGAACTCCGTGAATAGGTTGTACGGTGGTGGCACCACGTTATCCAAGACCGCCTGCCCGTAGGTGAGGGTGATGTCCTTTGTGTAGCCGATTGTATAAACTCCGAATTTCGGATAAGTGAATAGGGTATTGATTGCGGGTGTCGCTTGGTCAATCGTGTAGTATTTGGAACATTGCTTCACTCCGTGGTACCACATCAAGCGGGGCTGACTTTCAATCGCCTTTCCCTCCAAGTCAAACAACTGCAATATCTCCAGATTGGTGGCGTTGTTCAAGCGATTGTACAGGGACGATACAAAGGGAACCTCCACGGTGAAGTCACCTTGTGCGAACTCGTTTGCGGTATCAGCTATCTTGAGGGAGCCGTGAGGGTAACCAAAGGAGTTTTGGAATGCCTGCTCGATGATGGCTCCGCCCTCTTGGAAATTGAAGTTAATTGCCCGCCCTTGCAGTTCGGTGGTGGGTTGGATGCTGATTGGTTGACTGATGTCCACCTTGTACGTCCAGTCCTTAATCGCTCCCGCTGCAATCCACGTCTGATAGTCGTATATGTTCAGCGTGTTGGGCGTGTCACGATCGGGGACAATCACAAGGTTGAACAACTTTGCGAAGCCCGCAACGAAGTCACGCTGCTTTATTTTGGGCATCAAATCGGCCATTACCGCAGTTAGCCCTACTGGAGAAGCAGGAGCCGATACGCAAGTCCAAGTGTACTCACGGATATTTTTGGTACCAACCACCCCGCTCAATCCGTTGTGGGCGGCATACATCTTAATCGTATCTCCTGCGGTTAGATTGATGGTAAAGTTCACGGAGAAGGCCGTGTTTGCAGTCACCCAGTAGGACTTGCCGTACACCCCGTTGATATAGGTCACTACTCGCAAGGAGTAGTTGGTGTCTAAATCACCAGAGAAGTTGAATTGATATGCGCCTGTTGCGTTTGCGGTATAGGTATTGGAGGCGAAGTTGTTGCCGTTATCGTAGACCTCCGTAGTGAAAGGCACCTGCGTAGGGGCGGACACGTTTCCGTTGTTGATGTCAAGGTCTGCCCCTGTCACTTGGAACAGTCGGGAGTTGATTGCTGCCTCATTTGAGACGAGGGTGTCCTTCGTCCACAGGAGCATATGGAGGTCGGGGATATACTCCGAGTCCCAAAAGCCAGTTGAGTTGATGGAGTAGCCAGCGGAATCAAATATCTTTTCAATCAGATACTTGACCTTGATGTGCGGATAGAAGTTGGTTTCTGCGAGCGGCTTGAGGATGCTCTGTGGAGCGAAGACGGAATCCGTAGCGAATCCCTTACCGTCCACCATACCGTAGGTGATAGCACCCCCAATCGGGGTTGTCCACGAGTCGTATATGTTGTCCCAGTTGAACGTGTGGTTCAAGGCATCAAGACCCAACTCGCTCAACTCCTTCTCTCCAAGGGAGCGGGCAATGCCGCCTACCTCTCCTGCCACGAGTACCTCGTACCCTTTAACAAAGCCGTCCTGTATCGTTATATTGAGGAGTTGGATGTACCCGTCCAACAGAGAGACGCCATCGGAGAACAGGGTGACTTGTTGCTTTGCGTAGGCGTTGTACCCGCCCTGCACATTCACATCGTAGTAATGCTTGAAGAAGGCATTGTTTGCGTCTGTTGCTGGGAGGTTGAAGTTCTGCGTAATAGGCGAGAAGATGACCGCAGGGTCACGCAAGTCCGCCACGTTGTAGTCCAACGAGATTGACTCATCCCCGTAGGTGTCAAGGTACCCCGTTGTGGTCTGAATCTTTAGAGCCATAGTTTGTTCTTGACTGGGTTGGCGTACTGGAGGGTGAAGGTGTACTGCACCAAGTTATCGTTCACCGAGGTCTTGTAGGTGACCTGTGTGTCTGTCAAAATTACGCCCAAGTCCTGCTCTACCAACTGCAAGGTGGACGATAGCATCATTTGCTTGACCGCCTCGTTCATCTGCTCGGGGATGAATCCCGTGTTCACCACCAACTGTTCCTGCCCTTGCGTATTGAAGTATTGCTTTGACGCTGCGTAGGAGGGTATTGAGGCGGATCCTGCTGAACGAGTGATGACATTTGCGGTGAACGTATCTCGCTCGATAGTTATGCTCTCTACGCTCTTCTTTTGGACAAGCAAATAATCCCAAGCCCCGTACCTATTTTGGAAGGCAATCGTGAGCGGGGTGTACCGTGGCTCGCATTGAACCTCGAATCGGTAGGTGCGTTGGACTGTGGTGTTGAGTAAGAACTCAACCGTGTAGAATTGCAAGTCCGTAACCGATGACGGCTTGGTGGTAATGGCGGAGGAGTTGAGGTTGCTGATTCCTACTGGCACATACCACATCCAGTTCTGTGAGTTGTTTCCGCCCGTAATGGAAAGGGTAGAAAAGAGCAAGGTAGCGGAGGTGCCGTTGGAATACGTCACTCGCATACGATCGGGAGGGGAAGCCGCTCCGAGCATCACTCCCATCGTCATCTCTTGGTTGCTCCAAATAGGAATGTTGACTGGGCTTTGCGGCATAGAGGTCAGATACCCTCCTGTGCTTGTAGCCACGTTTAGATTCAATCCCTCACTCACTTCGCTGAATCCATCGTATGCACGGATGCTGCTTGATGTAGCAACAACCCCACCGACTCCTCCCCCGTTGGTGAACTCACGGAACTTGACCTGCACGTTCACGACCGAGCCAACCGTGTTCTGCGCATCTCCGTCATCGTGTGCTATCGTGGTAGCGGATAGGTACTGGTCTACCACATTACGGATGTCCAAGTACCCGTACCTTCCCGACACGGGATCGGGGCGCATCTTGAATCGGTACACATAACTCGCAGGGACGGAGGCAATGGAACCCGTCCAAACAAATACGTCTGCGATGTAGGCGAAGCCAGCAGAGGCGTAGGCGGTTGTGTCCAAACCGTACACCATTGGTGAACTTCCAAAGGAATAGACGGGAGGTTGTTGTACTATGGTGATGGCCATTACTTATATTTTTTGTTCAATTCGTTAATCGTAAATTCAAGGAACTGCATCACGTCAAGTTCGTATGCTTGCCGTATCTCATCTGGTAATTTGGCGAAGCCCAACTGAAAGGGACGGGTGTAGAAGTTGGTAGGGTCGATTCCTTTGTTCTTGATTTTGAGCATCACCATACTGGCGGTCTGGGAATAGGACAAGAACTTCTTTGTTTTGTTGTCCTTGAATTGAATCTTGCGCCTTGCTACCCACGCATAGATTGAACCAAACGGGGGCATCTTGCCTTTCTTCCGTCCCTTGTCTACCCACTCTCCGTACTCCGCCATCAAGAAGTCAAACTCAATGGAGCGGGGGTTCACCTTCGCCTCGTATGCCAGCGAGTTGTACAGGGTCTTTGTGTTGTTGATTGACCTGCCGTGTGGTGGTCGTTTGCGTGATAGGTTCTTCCGACTTTCCGCCACGAGGTACTTCCCAAATTTGTCAAGGGCAAACTTGGTATTCTCGGCTTTCTTCAAATCTGGTTTACCCGAAGCCATCAGCAGATGATTGTCGGGTTCGGGGTCTCAATTTGGAGCGTGAACTTCCATCCGCAAAGGGTGTTCTCGTAGTCCTCGTCAATGGGTTCGCAGACGGGGTCGTTCGTCAACTCAAAGCCATCGGAGTACAAGGCACCCCTTCGGAGTGATGCAATCATTTGCTGCGCTGAAAATAGCGCACGGTGGTAGATGTCCTGCTTGATTGCAACTCCCTCAAATGAGTACGGGTCTACGTTCGGGTCTTGCTTGGAATAGTCCACCACGTCCATCACCAAGAGGTCAACCTCGTAGGTGACCGTGCGTTCGTTGATGGTAGCGTTCCCCACCAAGATATGACACAAAGGGAACAAGGTCATCTTCCGCATATCGACATCGAAGATGTTGCCCCAAGTCGTGGTCGTAATATAATCAGCCGAGGTTGCTGCCGATTGCAATGCCTCGCAGAGTTGATAGTATCCGTATTTCATACATATAAAACCTTCTACCTGCTTTGTTGTCGCATCAAGGTCTGGTCGACTCTTGCTTTGTCAATCTCGTAGGCAAGCCAAGTAAGGCATTGGTTTAGCGGGAGATTCGTGACGGCCTCACTATTGAGTACATTTCCGCCAGCAAGCTGATGGACGACTGCAAACCATCCCCATTTTTTCCCGAATTGACTTTTAATATCCGCAGCTCTTTGGTCGCTGGGTTCGGACTCGAAGACAGTAGGGTACCTATCTGTAACGATAACTGCAAACGAGTAAAAAAAAGGCGACACCCCTCCACGATGTCCATCGTTACATTCTCGAATGCTGCTCCATCGTGCTTCGCTGGGTTGTATGCCTCGATCTCGTAGCGTCCTGCGGCCTTTTGTGTGATGGGTCGGTAGAGAACTCCAAGCCATTTGGTGGCGTTCTTGATGGAGTCCTTCATATACTCCTGTGCGTCAATGAACTCACCCGTGGTGATGTCCTCCAAGTTGGGATGAAAGCCATACTCAACCTCCCCGATTTTGATGATGCGCTTGAGAGCGGGCTTCTCGTTGAGGGTGAATTGGATGAGCGTTTCAATCTCTTCGAGCTGCGCCTTTGGGAATAGTGGGTACTCCTCTTGGTCTATGCCGCAGAAGATAGAGAGAGCCAGAGGGCTGAAGGTCTCGTCCGTGGGGTTTGCCCCCATAAACCGCTGATAGTCCTTGAGGGTGATGTCAGCGAGTTCTGTTGGGATTATTATTTTACGAAGCATTCCTGTCGGGTGTTGTTGATGTTTTCAATATCGAAGAACTGCACATCGTGGTACAGGTTCTCGGCTAACTCCTGCGCTTTCTCTTTTGTAATGGACGCAAGGGCTTCCCTCCAGTCCGATGGAGTGCGGCAGAGGATTGAGTTGCTATCGTTCAAGAGAGGCGTGTACGGGTGCATCTTTTGTGCGATGATACAGGTCTTTGTGAACCCTGCCTCCAATGCTTTGAGGTTGGACTTGCAGCGGTTGAACTCGGTTGGGGCGAGTGGTGCTATTGATACGTCCACCTGCCTGTACAGTTCCCCGTAGTTCTCATAGTTCTTTTTGTCGAATGCCTGCCGTGTACCAATCGCCTGCTGGTAGTATTCGATTGAATACGAGTTGTGAGCCGAGAGGTCAATCTCGTTCCACTTGAGGTCGTAATCGTGATGCAAGGCACCGAGGTATCCGATGCTCAACTCCTCCGTGACCTTATCCGTCTTCCATTGCTCTCGCCTCGGGTCGATGCCGTTAGGCAGAATGTAAATAGGGACGTATGGATTTATCTTTTGAATCTTCTCTGCCAGATACTCGTTGGTGGTATGGATTTCATCCGCAATCTTGAGCGAGTTGAGAATCTGCGTTCCCTTCGAGATTGACTTATTTGTGTGGTCGACTGGAAGGTTCCACCAATCGTCCAAGTCAACGATGAACTTGATGTCGTACCTACGCAGCAACGCCTTGAACTTGTTATGGTCTTTGGTAGCCAAACCCCTGTTGACCACGAGGTGCGTGATATGCCCCTTCAGTTGGTCGAGGTCGGCTATCGTGCCGAACTTAACTGCAAACCCACGCATCAGTAAGTCCTCGTAAGGAACTTGGAGTCGGTGGTAGAAAACTCCGTTGGGTTGACCTACTACTAAAATCATCTCAATGAATATCTGCCAAAGTTAGGGTTTGCCTTCTTATTAAATACCGCATATCGTGCAGCATCGCAGGCGTGGTTGAAAGCGTCCATCGGTTTATTGAGCAGGTTCCCGTTCTTGTCCTCTGCCCATTTGTAGTTCTGAAGCTCTTTGATTAGGTTCGTGCTTCGTGGGGTAGCCAGTAAGCGGAACCGTTTCATCATATCAATGCCCGCCATTACGGAGTCGGGGCCTTTGGCGGTTGGCTTCACGTTCCACCCAAAACGATGCAGCTCGTCAATAGATTTGGGTTCTGCGCTATCGGCAAAGATTTCCGCATACCTACTGATGCCGAGGTCGGCCAGTACGTTGTGGATGTCCCTGTTCGTCATCCCCGTGCGGTAGATGAGTTCGTCCATATAAAGAGCGTCCCCGTATTCGTACACACCCACGAGGGAGGTCGGGTCGTTTGTGTAGCCAAAGTCCATTCCATAAGCCAGTAATTTTGCCCCCTGCGGGAGGTCGCTTGTTGAGTAGGTGAATACGGCTGCTCGGTTGCTGCCCCGTTCACCCAAGCCGTACACCCGCCAGTAGTCCTCGTCCGTAAACTGGAGGCGTTCAATCTCCGAGATGATGACGGCATCCAGAAAGGGGTTGTCCTTGTAGGTGGTCTGGTAAAAGTCGCAATCGTCACGGGTGATTACCTTGTCGTAGATCCAATGAAACGAGTCGGATGGGTTGTAGTCCAGAATGATTTTTCCATCTGTTCGGAATATCAATTGCTGCCAGTCCTCGAAGAACAGTTCGTTCGCCTCGTTGATGTACAGTAGGTTCCGTTTCCGTCCTCGAATCTTTTGAGGTTGATCGAGGGAAATGAACTCCACGAGATTACCATTGAGTTGGTATTCGTGATTGCTCATATTGTGGTTCTCCTCCCGATACAGGTCGTGCATTCGCAGGATGTCGATGAAGTCACGCATCACGGACGCACGCAAGGACGGGAAGGTCTTACGGCAAATGGTTACCACCTTACCCGAGTTGGTAGCACAATAATGAAAAATAACCCAGAGCAGGATATTGTATGTCTTCCCGCTCCGAGTTCCTCCCTGCTCTACTGTGATTCGCTTGTTGCTTCGCAGTAGGTGGGCAAATACCTTATTCGTTCGTATCGTCCCCAAGAACTTCTACTTGGAACATCTTGCCCGTAGATACGTCCAACTCTTGGCGTTCTACATAGCCACGCTTCTTTCCTTTTGTTTTTAGGAAAAAGATTGTTGCTGTTGAATTGCCGTCCTTGATTTGCTT